ATTTATAAGAGCTTTAAGTTGTTGGATCAATTCTTGATCAGGAAATTCTTTAGCTAATTCTTTTTCTAAAAGATCCATATAATCTCCAGCTCCTCCTTTCCAGTATCCAATTCTTCCACCTTTTTTCAATCCTACAATTCCACCTTGTTTTAATCCTAATTCCGCTAAGGTATCTACAATAATTTCTTCAAGATGACCCGCCGCTTCCATCGCTGCGCGGATCGCTCTTCGTCTGCCATCATCATCAATTAAACTTAATTGATCCTGATTGGCCATTTCATTTTCATAATCTCGTAACGCTCTCTGTGCATCCGCAAAAGCTAAATCGGAAGTGCCTTGTGTAAGTGGAATTCCTACTGCTTCTAAAGTTGGAATATTAAGTCCTACTTCAGCTCCTTCACCAGGTCTTAAAACCTTTCCAGCTTCTCCAATAAATTTAGCTGCGCTTGCTCCCCCTTTTCCAATTGCATCTGAAACAGATGCCATAATTCCGGTATCTGAATAAGGTACTTCTATTGGACCAAATTTATCAACTCCTGTTGGACCTCTCTGCATTCCTTGGAAAAACTCTGGAGCATTTTGTGCACCCAAAGCTCCCACTCCGGATGCCATTGCAACAGAAAAAGGATTAAAATCTCCTTCGCTTCCTTCTTGAGATAGTTGTGATCCGAGATTAAGTCCACCAGACACTAATGCTCGGGCAAACATAGGATTACTAAAAATACCAGACTGCGCCATCTGCATTCCTGGTGGCAGATAAAATGGTGCGAACGCAGCCATATAAGGTAATGCCGGTTTGATCTCGTTCGGTATTACCTTGTCTAAGAATTTTGATATTGGTCTGGTAAATTTTTTTAATAAGCCCATAATGTCTCTCTAATTGTTGTGAAAATGCAAGTGCGCAAAGCTTGGAATTACGCGATGATATATCAATTTACTAGGTTTTATGCTCATCGTCAATGTATTATAGTTTTCCGCTGTCCGCGCCCAGGTTAATTCTCGCCACTTTAATATGTACATCTCTTCTTATATGTTCCCTTTTCGTATTTGAATTAGGGTTGTTAACATCATGATCGGCTTCTTTGTCCGACATATATTCTTTGCCCGTTTGAAGGTTGGTTAAAGTAACCTCACATTCAGGGGTAATAAAGACGGTTTTTTTACCATCAATTACTTTAACTTCACTTTTTGCTTCTTGCTCTATAAAAGGCATATTTCTCCTATGTTATTGTGACCTCAGAAGGTCTAGTTATTTGTAGGACAGCTGCAGTCATTTTTATAACATTTGTGGTCGCACATTGCATCTTTAAAATATCTCCAGCCTCCAAGATTAAAAGATTGTTATAAGTTAATAAATTACCATGATTATCCGCCGCCACGTTGGTTTTATCCCATTCAAAATCAGTCGTTGATGAAGCATCATAAACCGTAGATGTGACATCTAAAGCTCCGCTATGAGTATTAAAGATTCGAATCGTTTTAATAATACTCGTGGTAGCTACTGGGGATGTATACATATCGACATCTGATCCTGCTGAACTAATGGTTGTTTGAATATTTTTATATACGTTTGCCATTATGATAAAAAGAAATTAAATCTTTCCACATCATCCTTATCGGGTTGTAAATAAGTTGAGTTTAATTGTTGAATTAAAGAATTTAAAGACCGGTTAATTTGTCTTTGATTATCTTCTGAATATTCTTTTCTAGGTTCGGGTAATCTTACTACTATCTTTGTCATTATCGTCTCCGATCCGGTTGTAGGTCAACTTGAAAAGTTCCAAATCTCCAGTTCTCCCCTTGACCATCATTTTCAATTCGTAAGCTGGCATATCTTCCGCTCGCTCGTGTATCTACTTTTTGAGTCGTTGGATACACGGTAAAGGGACTGTAATCACTATTGGCTAACGTATCTGCCGGATAATCTTTGAGTTGAATAGTAACTGTATTTTTAGTTGTTAAAAGTTTAAAATTAGGAATAAATCTTCTCATTGCTAGAAAGACTTCAGTTTGATCTTTTTGTAATGAAAAATTATAAGACTGAATATGAGAAGTTAAAGTGGTTGTTGTACCATTGGGATTAATTTGATCTGTCCCCGTTTCCTGTTGAAAATAAACGGTTTTGCCTAATCCTGTTTCTCCAATAATAATTGGAAAACTTCCTGTTTCATCACTCTTAAATTGAGTTGCGTAAGGTTTAGGATAGATAATAGAATCAATCCAACTCGTTCGAATAGAATTAGTATTACTTCCTATATACCAATTACCCATCGGAAGTTTTCCTGATTCGCCATAATTATGTACGACGTATCGATCATTATAAGTGGATCCTTGCGTCGGATAATACCAAATCACTTCGGTAAACAAATTATTAATTCCGGCACAAACTTGTTGACCTTTCGTAGTATCAAAATCATCAAAGACATAGTCTTCTACACTACAAGGTAAATTATTAACGGTACCATCGAATGAGAAGAAACCATTATTCCCTAGCCAATAAGCCACGCCATCAATTTCAACGACAGCATTTTGACCAATGAGTCCACAGTTTGTTCCTACCTGTTCAAACCCAAAGGTATAGGGAGATCCTACAAATTTCATAGAATACAAGGCGTTATCCGTCCATATTAAAATATTTTCCTTAGCGACAATACCTCCCATAATTTTTGAACCATCTTGTAATCGATAGGTTCCCGCACTATTCGTTGCGGAAGGAGCATAGGTATTAATTTCTTCCTGCTGGGAAAATCTTAAAAACATATCATCTTGTGAGGAAGCTGTACCAATCGTTGTTTCGGTTCCTAAATGAATTAAGTGTCGAGTCGTTGGAGAAATTAAACTCAATCGGCTCGCTGTGGGATTTCCAAAATCTCCATTCACATTGGTTTCATAACTAGTTGTAAGGGTTGAAGCTCGTGTAGTAAATCGTGCAGCAATGGTAGAATCCCAAGTAAAAGTTTTTCCATTAGAAATGGTTGCAACTAAAACCCCACCCCAATTACTTAAAGACCAAAGTCCTGGTTCTAAAGTAATGGCGGAAGCGGATACCGCATTTCCCCATCCTGTATAAGTCGTAGCATTATAAACGGTTGTAGCATCAGCATGGGCCTGACCATTTGAAGTTCCAACAGTAGCCGTACCATAAGCTCCTCTAGTAATATTTTGTAAATCATTTCCCGCGACAGCGGTGTATGTAATTAATTCATTCTCAACAGCAATCGTTCCAGAACTTGGAAAACCTGTAGTAGACGTCAATGTAATTGAAGTTCCAACTCCACCTGTTCCAGCTGTGTCGGCGCTTAAGCTTCCGTCTAAATCATTGGTTAAAGTTCCTGTAATCGTTCCACCATAATTACCTACACCAAATCCATAACCATACGTTTGAGCTGCAGGTCCAATATGTTGATAAGGTTGAACGGTCATACTACCTCCTGTGGCAACAACAGCGGTCGCTTGATTTAAAGAATCAATAGTAAAGGTAATATCGCTGGGAGCGCTTAACACTTGAAATAATTTATCTTCAAAATCTGAAGCTGATAATCCTGTTAACGCTGGAAGTGTAACCGAATCTAAAACAATCATATCTCCCACTGCTAAATTGTGAGCACTGGTCGTTGTAATAGTGCATGTTTTAGCTGTCGTACTATCGGTTGCTAAAGTAGAAGATGTAAAAGTAGTTTGAACGCCTGCATTATTAGAACGCCAAGGGGTGATATCGTAAAGAGTTCCTTCAAAATAAACGAGAAGAAATTTATCGGTCCCAATTCCTACATAACGATTACCATCTAAGTCAACAAATGAATGTTGTTTTCTGGCAACGCCACAAATGGTATCGGTTAATAAAGAAGACCATCCTCCCATTTTTTCAGGAAGACCATATCGAAATCGAGCATTATCACAATCAACCCAACGGCCGATCGCTCCAACTGCTGTATCTTGTTTGTCTATTCCGGGTGCGAATTTGATAGATGTAAGAGCCATCTTTGTAGCTCCTATGAAGTATAGTTAGTTTTATAAGCCCAGCCACGTGTTGAGTCTATATACACTAACGTTATGGATTGACCATTATTACTTAAAGTTAAATTGGATGTGGCAGTATTAATTGGTTGACCATTTCGTTCAACTGTTAAATTATTAGATCCCCACGATCCGCGAGCATCAATAATGGTTACTTCATCTCCTACAGAAGGAGATAGAGGAAGATATACCGTGATAGGATTAGTTGAAGTGTTAGCAAAAATTTGAGCTCCAGCAACAGAAGTATAAGGACTATTAGAATCGGTAATAGTTTCATAACCTTTTGTAAGAATAGTGCCTACCGTATCGGTTCCATCAGATCTACATAACATCACCGAGCCTGGTGGCACAGCAATAGTATTACTTGATGAAGCCGTTAAAATTCCTAAAGTTCTATTGGATGTTCCTCGTACAGTTTCATCTTTTATAATCCAAACTCTTTCGGCCGTCACAGGCATTGTTAAAGTTCGGTTCGCTGCTAATGTACCATAAAGTCTTAAATAAATATTTTTTCCATTAGAAGTTGCTCCATCTGTTAAAGTAAGAGTGACATCTCCTCCAGCCATATCAATGCTGGCATAACCCGATGCTGCTTGTTCTAAAATTTGTAAATTAGTATTAGTAATTGTTCCCCACAACCCAGCTTTTTCGCCGGTTGTAACGAGTTCTAATTGAAGATCTGTTGAATAAGTTGATGCCATAATTAATCACAAGCGCTAAGAGGTGTCCATATCATCGTTGCCCCTGGTTGTATTTCACTCCATGTTATAGCTGCTACTTCACCAGTTGACAAGGTTAACGCTCCTCCTGTCGGTGTAACATTAGCAGTTCCTGTGATTGTAACAGTTCCTGAAGAAATTACAAGACTGTTACCTGAAGGATAGACGTTCGCTCCGGCCGTTACAGTGACTATTCCTGTGCCTAAAGTAAGTGGATTAGCTGTCGCAGTTAAATTAGCGTCTGTTTGAAGAGTAATGGTTCCCAGTCCGAGAGTTAACGGATTAGCTGTAACATCTTCTACAATGGCATCCGCAGTAATCTCTGGATTACCAATACTAATTATTAATTGATTTTTAGTAACAGTAAAAGTGACACTGTTATCGGGTCCGGCTGTTGAAAAAGGTAATTCAGCAAATGAAGCAAATCCAAATAGCATGGTAGTTCCCTACCTCGCTACCACTGGTACATCATTCGATGATACGATTGGAAATTCTGCGAAAGCCATATAAACATAAGTTTCAGGATCATTTGTCCAATCATCAGTTGATGTCAGTTTAAATCCATTTGATAATAAATTAAGACTATGATTTTCATTGCTAGTTTGTTCTGCTGTATTTGCATCCCAAAAAAGTACCGCATTATCATAATTTGATCCACTTTCAATTCTTTTATCGTCAACAACCACCCAAGGGCCAGTAGTATCTATAGCTTTAATCACAACCAACGCAGGTCTAAAGCCAGTATAAACAAATGGTCCGTCTGCATTATCATTTCCTTCGTAGGAACCAAATTTTGAAAATCCTTTTTTTTCTGTAAAGCAGTAAGCAATCTGAGTACCTCCGCTTTGATTAACACTACTATCAGTCCCTAATGTTATATTAACTGAATCAGGACTTGTATCATTCCACCTGGTTGTAGATGTTCCTGCGGCATTAGTTGCATTTAATGGTATATTTTTAGTATTTCCTAGAATGTGATTATAGGTAGTCCAATCGTCTCCTGTATAAGGAGTTACTATTTTACAAAAAACAACCTGAGGAATTGCTCCTAAACCATGAGCTACTTTTGCTCCTGCCGTAGCATTTCCAGTATATTCTATTATTGAAATTCCTGCGGTTTGATTAAATGAATAAGTTGACGGAGTAATTGTTGTTGAACCATTGGTTGCAATCCCTGAAGTCGTTCCACATTTCCAATTCCAAGATACGTAAGTCTCTGTGTTAGTATTAACTTGGTCTGAAGTTCCTACTGTAAATCCATCACTATCAAAAGATTTTAAACCTTGAGCATCCGTTCCTTGCGCACTAGTAGTATTAGACTGTAGATAGTAAGTTGCTCCTTGGACTGATGTTGATAGAGAATAAGATTCTGTTCCACTTCTTTCTTTAATCCAAACAAAATCTGGTTGAAATCCTACACCTGTATTTGCTAATTCTGCACCAGTCCCTGTATAAAGTTTTGTACTAAAAAAATCTCTTGGTTGAAATGAAATATATTCTGCCATAATTATCCTCCGTAAGCCTTAATGTTTTTTGTGCATAGACAATAGTACCCTGCTGGAACATCATATTCCATAGCTCCTATTCCTGCATCATCAGCATTCGCTGAAGAAACAGCAGTAGTTCCATAATATCCATTGCCATAATTTACTTCAAATTTAGTTGCTGAATTATAGTTCATATTACCAACAGCTGGGGAATAAAATAAACCTAGTGTGGGAT